GAGACCGGAAACGAGGTCGTCGCGTCGGCCTGGTCGTCGGCAAGCCGCAGCTTCTCGTCGATGCTGGCGGTCGAGACCCGCTGCCCGTTCTCCACGATGGAGCGGTGGTTGCTGAGCCAGTAGAGCTTGCCGTCCGCGACTTGCACGCTGTCACGCGACAGGCAGCCGACGTCCATCTTCTGCGCGAACACAAGCGGCGCGTCCGCATCCCCCGCCGCCGTCCAGTACTCCGCCGTTTCCTCGCCAAGCACGACCAGCGTGTTTCCCATCACCTCAAGGGCGACGTTGCGGTCCGGGCCGGATTCGGCGGTGAAGAAGGCGAGCCCATCGACATCGGTGACGTCGGCAAGGGCTGAGAACCAGAGCTGGCCGCTGTCCTTCTCGGCGAAATAGGCGCGGGCCGCGAGGATCTTGCAGTCGATGACCGGCGGCAGGTCAACGTCGGTGATCCGCGCCAGGGCCAAGCCGTTGTAGAACCACGCATAGCCGGTCCCGGGGTCCACGATGACCAATTGGGTGTCCGATGCGGCCCAGCGGACCATCGAGGCCCCGGAAATCGTGCCGACCAGCGACGTGCCGCGGTAGAGCTCGGAGCCCGACACGGTGAACGTCGAGCCCGCAAACACCCCTTTGCGGCGGAACACGCCCCGGATCGGTCCGGTCCCGACGCTCGATCGAGACGTCAGCGGCGGGCGCGGCAGGAAGGCCAGCCCGTGCGGCGTCTGTTCCCCGATCACGTTCAAGCAAGGCTGTTCGGGCAGGCCGTAGCTCGAGCGGCTGAAAAGCTGGGGCGCGAGGGAGAGCTTCACTCTTGGTCGCCCAGGAAGCCGGGGTTGCCGTCATCGTCGTCGTCGGCTTCATCGGCGGTGTTGAGGGTGGCTTCGTCGGTGCACCCGGGGGTGAACCCCGCCCATCCGACCTGCTCGACGCCGCTTAGCTGCACCAGCTTGTTGCAGCCGCGGAAATCGACGTCGCGCGGCAGGAGTTTTTGCCCCGAGCCGACCGTGACATCGACCACGTCGTAAACCCGTTTCGATGCGTTGTCGGCGGCCTGAACCAATCCGCCGCTGTGCCTGATTTCCGAGACGGCCGACAGGTTCTCGATGGCCGACAGTGTGAGCTTGGACCCCTGCCCCCAACGCGCCATGTTCGACGGCACGGTCCAGTAGTTGCAGCCGTCGTTGGCAGTGTTGCGGAACACCGGTCCCGCCGCTTCGACCACCTCAAGGCCGCTGAAGTCATTGCGCCAGCCGGAGTAGTTGCCCTGCGGCTTGAAGGTCCCGGTGTCCTTGTCGATCGACCCCGCCGCCGTCTTGACCGTCTCGATATTGATGACCGGCTCGACGCAGGCGTCGTCGTCGTAGTCCATGAAGTGGCCGGTGCCGCCGTGGATGCCGCGGTGCTGATAGGCGGTGCTTTTCTGGTGCAGGTACGTCGGGTAGCGCTCGATACGCACGTCCCTGGTGAGAATGCGGAATTTCCCCGAATCCTGCCCGGTCGGCCCATCGAGAGCGGTGACCGACTGCAGCGCCTCCAACTCGAACACCTTGCGGCCGCAGCGGGCGTAGAGACCGTCGAAGCTGGCGAGCACCTTGCGGTTGCCTGTCACCACGACGTTGTGCTGCTGGGCCCACTTGATCAGCGGGTGGTCGTTGCCGCTGATCCCGCCGACGTCGGCGGCCTGCCCAGCTTCGGTCCACATACCGGGCGTGAAGTGGAAGTTGCGGCAGAACACCCCGTTGTTGGCGCGCTGGAGCACCAGATTGCGGCGCAGGACGTAGCCGTAGAAGCGGTCGATGATGATACCGGGGATGCCCTTGCCGGTCCCCGACGAATAGGCCGCAGCCCAGGTCTCCAGGGCTACGTCGGCGTCCCCGGCGAAAATCCCGTCGTAGGCGCCGATCATTCCGATGTTGCGCAGGATCACGCCGCCGACGTTCTCGCCGGCCGAAGCGGTCCCGTCGTCGTTGTAGCGGTGCTGCGTCACGATGGCCGGGGCGTAGACCTCCGGAGCGCCGGTGATGGTCGGGTAGGACGTGGCGTCGATGCTGTAGGCTTCCGAATCCAGCCGGGCGACCACATCGGGATAGATGAACTGCACGTTCTCCAGCAGCGCGCCCCGCTGCGCCGCTATCGGCGGGACTAGGCGGTTGCCGCTGTAGGGAATTTCGAAGATCACTCCGCGACGGCCGCTGTCGAAGCCGTTGGTGTTGCCGCCCCAGGTGACGCCTGAAAAACCCGCGCCGTTCCGGAGCGTGGCCGACTCGTCCCCGTCGAGAACCCAGGTGCCGGTCGTGACCGTCGCTGTCAGGCCCTCGGTCGCGCAGTCCTCCGCCATTTCCAGAAAGGCCGCGTGCGAGGAATTGGCCCCGGTCGGGTCGGCGTCGTCGTAGTCGAGGATGCAGGGCCGATCGACCAAGCGAAGTTCGTCGAGCAGGCCCGCGTCCAGCGCCCTCTGGACGAAGTTGGCGTCGGTGACGTCGGTAAGGTCTTCCTGCGCAAAGCCGGTCGCGGTGACCGTATCGCCGCCTGAGGCCGGGGTGACGGTGACGGAGACCATCTAGAGCGCGAGTCCTTGCATGATGGCGCTCCTGGGGTAGAGTCGGGGGATGGTTGAGGGTCAAGACGACCGCGCGAAGCTCGCGAACGGGGTGCTTCAGTTGATTTTGGAGACGCAGCCGCAGACGGCCGACGGGGTTACGACCTGTGACCCCACGGACGTTCTGGCGGCCCTGGCGCTAGTCTCCGGCGACATCATCGCCGCCCACCCTGAGCGCGTGCGAACCAAGCTCTATTCGATGTACGCGCGCGGCATCCGAAAGCAGATGCGAAAGCGCGCAGGCAGGACGATGTTCAGGGTAGCGCCGATGCAGAGCGGGCGCGCTTAGCCGTTAATGGCGCGGCAAATCTCGACCCACAAACCTTCCCCGTCGAGCAGTACCGTCAGGCGGTCGTTGTTGCTCGCCAGGGCGCAGTCCCCAGCCAGGCGGAAGGTGCCCGTTGCATCCTTAACGGTGATGGTATCGCCACCATCAGGGTCTCGCGCAATGACCACGAGGTGCCCGTCAACTCCGGACGAGGTCATCGTCACAAGATCATCGGCCGCGCCGCCCTCGCCCGCAACGTACACAAGCGGCGAGGTGGGGGCCGATATCACGCCGCTCGCAATGGTCTTGAACCCCTCACTCAGGGCCAAGAGATTGACGACGCCAATCCGTCCGTTGAAGAAGTTGGCCGCCGACCACGTATTAGTCCCGTTCAGCCGCGGGACGGTCGCCCCACTCGTTCCGACATTCTCGGTCGCCGCCGTCCCGGCCCCCGACACCTGCGATGCCAGGGCCACGGCGGCGGGAGCCGCGTTCCCGATGGCCGCGAACGCCGACTTGTTGCCGTTCACGTCAACCGTCTTGCCCCAATAGTAGTACGTCGTCCCGATCACGCCGTCGGTGTCGCGGAAGGTGTCGGCCCTGACCTGGGCGATAACCGACGCCGCGCTGGAGTCGTTGGCGGTGTGGCGGTAGATTTCGACGTGGGAGAAATCCTGAACGGTCGGGTTCGTCCACTTCAGCTTGACCCGGAGCGGCTGGGCGGTTGCGGAGCCTCCCGACAGCACGGCCGGTGCGGTGAGGTCGTCACCGTTGAGCGTGCACCCGCTCAGGGTCGCGCCGACGATTACGCCGCCGCTGATCTGGGCCCGTTCGTTGAGCTTGCCCATTATGCGATTTGCTCCCAGCGGCGCGGCGAGCCGCGGTAGATGAAGCGGCAGCGGTCGTACTGCCCCATGATGGTGATCAGGCTGGTGGACGCGTCCCACACCTCGGAGTCGCCCTCTGCGGTCTGATAGGCTTCAATCTGCGTCAGGGCGGCCGGCTCGACGCCGTTGCTGTTCAGGTGCGAGAGGTTGAACACGCCTGCGCTCTGCAATTCCTCAAAATTGCCCTCGCGGCCCGCCTTTGGAGTGATGGTCGGCACTACCCGGCTCCGTTGTAGAGGCGCTTGATCTTGGCGCGGCCTTCGTCGGCGATGGCGAGCAGGGTCTTCTCGACCGGCAGCCCGTATTCCTGGGCCAGCCTGACAGTGAGCACATCTACCAGGGCTTCGCGGACCTCGGCCTCGAACTCCACCGCATCGGTCAGGGCGGCGTCCGTCTCGCGGACCCAATCGCCCCGGCCGTCGAAGAACCAGACCCGGCTTCCCGCCGCTACCGAGGTTGACGCCCCGCCCTGGACCTTGAACACCCCCGGCGAGACGCTGACATTCCCCGCCCCGACCGCGGAGGCCCCGATGCGAGCCCCGGCCTTGACGTTGGTGGGCAGGGTGAGTGTGATCTGCGTCGCCCCGCCGTAGGTGTACATCCGCCCTGGTTGGCCGGTCTTGCTGGCGGTGACCTGTTGGCTGACCACCGGCTGCCCGATCAGGCTGCCGCGCATCCCCGAGACCATGTTGTTGTAGAGGACCAGCGCGTCGGCCGCCTCAGGCCCCGTGGGCTGACGAGAGGCGGGAACCGCCCCGCAGGCCCGCAGCGCAGGGACGATGATTTCGGACGAAACGCTCACGACCAGTACGTCTCAGGCGTCAGGAACAGCGAGCCTTCCTGGTCGAATTTCGGTAGATCCCGGTAAAGCTGCTCCGCTCGAGCGACCACCAGCGGCAGAAGCTTCGGATCGCCGCCGACAAGCCGGGTCGAGAGGTTGTAGACCACGGCCTCGGTGATCTCCTGCTGGATATCCAGGTCCTGCGCGGCGTCGGTGATGTCCTCCACCACCCGCTTCACATCGACTTGCAGCGTCACCGCTTCGTCAGGGACCGGCCACAGCCGCAGCCACAGCTTGTTGCGCTCGCGCCAGGTCGCGTACCAGGTCGGGACGCCCGATGTGGTCTTGTCGTAGATGTCGCGGGCGACCTGGTCGCGGGTGTAGCGCTCCAGCAGGCGCTGGCT